TTTGCCATCATGTGATTAGAGACGTTCGGCATTCGATCCATTTCTTCCATTGCAATTTCTTTTTTTGTCATGGCGATGTTAGGTTGAGTGTTTGATTGTTGATTGCGTCCCACGCAGGAAAAAAAAGGTTTTCGATTGCCCTAACAATCGGCTCCTCGTCGTAGCGTCGCATGTGGGAAATGCCTGCGATCTCTAATGCCGCATGAATCATTTCATGCCGGAGCGTAGTCATGCAGACGGATGGATCGGTGACGTTGCTGCTGATAACAATCTGCCGCTCGTCGAAGCGCATTAGTCCGTATTCGTGGATGTTCTCACGGACAATTTCAAATCTTAATCCGCCGATGAATATGTGGGTCATTGGCGGCATGTTAGATTAGGTTATGCGTTAACTGTCAAAACGTAAGGGATGACGCTCTGGTCGTAACGATCCATAAGCATGTAAACGGTGCTGCGAAATGAATCCCATTGATCCGGTGGAATTGTCTGACAGCCTAGTGAGCTAGTGCCGCTCGAGCCGCCTCGGTGGATGTTGATTGCAATGCCGACACTTGGATTGCCGCTGCGTGTCACTGGCAGTTCCTCGTTTGCATTTGCCGGGCGGAATGCCGGATAGCTAGGCGGACGGCTGATCCGGTGCCTACCCTGCTTGTAAAGGTGAACGCCTGGTGAAAGGACTGCAACGTCTGGCTTTTGCTTGTCTGAATAGCTAGGATCGGTATTAGCATTCCAGCTCCCAAAGAAATCAGGAGCAATAACGAAAATTGCGTCGTCGTAAATTCCGCGGTCGTTCTCTCCGTCCTCTCCCATCGAATCCCGATAGTAACCACGGATGCCGACCAGAATAACCTGATATTTTTGAACAACCCACGTCGGCACCTTGGCGAGAATTTCATGCCGCTTTGCCTGTGGCCTGCTGGATGGAATGTTGCTCATGGTATTTGTGTGTAAATTTCCTGATAAGTCGTCTCATCGCCGCTGTCAAAGTCGTCACTGTAATCTTTTCCCGCAATCATTTGTTGTCGAGAATTGTAATGATTGCAGGAATGACTTCCTTGTCCAAAGTAAAGCTCGCGCCCGGAGTTGCTATGGTGCAGGACGATAGAATCATCGCGGCAAGGATGAATGCTAGGCTATGTTTTAATTTCATGGTTTTCTTCTTCTGCTTTTTTTGTTGCGCGTTCGTGCAGTTCTTCGATGCGCTTGTCTTTTAATTCCAGCTTTTCAAAAAGATGTTTAACAGTTTTTCCTAAAATGTAAATCGTTGTCAGTGCAAGTCCCCAGCCTGTCAGTCCGGATGCAAACTTGACAAGCTCAAATTGCGGAGGAGCTTCGTTAGCAATGAAAAGCGTTGCGCCGCTTGCAAACATCGTGCAAACGGCTTTTGTTAGGCCATCGTAAAAGTCAGGCATGATTTTTCCGATTGCAGCAATATGGTTTAATTCGTTCATACGGTGAGTGCTTCTAGTTCGGCTTGTTTGGAGGCGATTTCAGCGGCGATTTCCAGCTTGCGTTTTTCGATTGCTGGCATTTCAGCAAAGGCGACAACTTGTGCGATGGTGGCGACAGTTGCGGTGTCGTCGAGACTTGCATCCGCGATTGCGCCTTTGATTGCCGTTTTTGCGCTTTCGATAAGCGCGTTACGTTCTGCGAGTTCAGCCTTAACTCGTTCAAGTTCTGCCGCGTTTGTAGCGAGTGCCGCTGCGTTGATAGCCGGAGCAATGGCAGCAAGATCGTCCTGAGTAATCGGCCTTGCGTCGCCACCTGCCGTGTCGATTGCATGACAACCGGACAATGTGCCGTCTGGATTGCCGCGAATTAGGATTTCGTATGGAATTGTCATATTTTTGTTATAGAACTGCTGTTACAATTTTTGCTGAGCCGTTATACATTACTTTGCACTTTGCCGAGCCGCCTGCTGTTACCGCCGCGCCGATTACTGGAGTGAGGGCGTCTGTAACGACTGCTTCAAGGTAAGTCGTTGACGGGAATGTGCCGACCGTGAAGGTGCCGTAGATAAATCCAGCGTTAGATTTTGTTGAACCTACAACAAGCAAATTTGTAGCTCCTGCATCGGTTGTGCTTCCACCGATTGTAACGCCACCTGATGTGGTGTTCCACAGAACAGCATGGCTTGATGCGCTATAACCCACAGATGCGTATGCTCCGGTGTCCCCCCAAAATGCCAAGAATGCCTTTTGTGTCCCATAATTGGAAGCGTCAGCAGTTGCGCCTGTGCAAAGCGAAATATATGGAGTTCCGTTAGAAGTATTTACGCTGCAAACTCTAAAACCGGAATACTGATTATTTGCAACAAAACGTGCCACTTCTTGACCAGAAGTGCTTGCGGTAATCGGAATTGATGCTGCTCCCGTAGCTGTAATGGTTGTGAATGCGCCTGTGTTTTTAGTCGTCGCTCCAACTGTGCCGTTAATATTGATTGACGCGGTTCCTGTCAAGTTTGTGACGGTTCCGCTGCTAGGCGTCCCAAGTTCCGGGGTCGTGAATACCGGAGACGTTGCTGTTAGCACTCCGCTTGTGGAAATGGTTAGTTGATTGCTGGTGCCGAATCGTGCCGACTCCGCGCCGAGAGCCCACTTGTTTGTAAATGTGACGTTGGTTCCGGCAGTCGGTTCGCGGAAAAAAGCGGTGGTGTAATTGGTGAATGTAACTGCACTTGATGCGGCAATTGTATTACCTCCAAACGCATCGGTATATGCCGCCGCCACTGTGCCGCTTGAGCTGGTATCAGTCAATGTGGCCGCAACTCCTTTTATTCTCAACCCGCTGGTCGTCCATGCCGCCGCGCTGATATTGCCTGAAAGCGTCAGACGATCAGTAGTAATATTTGTTACGCTTGGCGATGTTTTTCCAACTGGCCCTGCCGTGCCTGATGACGCGCCTGTCAAAAGCGTAGCAACGCCTGTACCGGGACTGGTCGTAGCGAGTGCAGTTAGTCCGAGCGCGGTTCGATGTGCTGCCGCTGCGCCTGTTCCGTAGTTGTAGCTCGTTGCGTTGAAGGTAGCGGCAGTTTCAATGTTTATGTTTGCAATAACTGGCCCAGTGGACATGACCACGTAGCCTGTGCCAGTATATTCCCCGGTGAGTGCGTTTTGTAAATTGGCCGCGTTCCCGTTCCCAAGGAAATCAGCCATGTTTGCGGACAACCCGCTGACTCCGGTGGAGATTGGCAGTCCTGTGCAGTTCGTTAGCGTGCCGCTCGATGGCGTGCCAAGCGCACCGCTGTTGTAAACGAGCGTGACGGCTCCGCCTGTGCCGTTTTTAAACTGTGGCGCTCCGGATGCGTTAGAAAACCATGCCGAGCGTCCGGCGGTGATTGTCGGAGCCGTGCCATTTTTTGTTATGAAATGCCCTGCTGTCGCTGTGCCAGGATTGCTGAAAAAATGACCAGTGCTGGTGGTATCAACGGTTATGCTGATGTTCGCAGCCGTTGCGCCCCAAGTCAGGATTGACGTGCCTGAGCTGTTTCGAAGAGATGCGCCATCAGTTGCAGATTCAGCTTGATAGAAATTGCCTCTGTATTTTGGTGCACCGACATCGCCGCCAAAAAATGCACCGCCTGTTTCGTCACGGCGTACTATCGCATTGGGCGTCGCTGCGTATGTAGGTGTTTCCCATTCCGTCGCGTAATCGGTCGAGCTGGTCTTTTTGAGGATGTCGTTTTCGAATCCACCTGCTGCTACTCCGGCTCCGGTTGTGCCTGGTATGCCCCTTGCGCCTGTTGGCTGGATTGTCAGCACTCTGACGGCCTCGGATTCGCTCCCCAGGTATCTGACCTCTCCTTGTGCGGTAACTACTAATATCCTGCTGCTCATTATGGTTCGCGGGTGACTGTTCCGGTTACGATTGCCTTGCCTTCAAGCAGTTGAGTTTTGCCCCCTCCGCTGTCGATTTCGAGCAGATCCCAATAATATGTTGCCGGCGCAATTCCGATATTTGCGGCTGCCAAACTCTCCAAGGTGATCACGCCCGAACCGATGGCCGAAACGTCCACCGTCAAGCTGAGCGTAATAGTCGCGGCGTTTTTTGCAGTGCGAATCTGCGCGTGGTATTCCGTTCCGGTGAATGGCATTATAGTTCCAGATCCGTGGCAATAATCTGAATACTGAGTTATCGCCAATGAGAAATCTCGGTCATTATCGATAAAAATGTTCAGGATGTTTCCCATGTCTAATAGTTGTCGGTGTCAAATAGCGCAAATGCTTGTTCGATCCGGTTGATGTTTTTAGCAATCGGCAACGTCGCGGCAAGTCCGCGCTGCTGTCCTATCTGCCATTGAGTGACAAGCTCATCTCTAGTAGTCAATCCGCCGCTGTAATGAAGGGCCATCAGGTTCAGGTAACTTTCAGCGCACCGGCATTTTGCAAGTGATTCTGCGGCAATCCTTGCGCGAATAATTTGACTCCTTTTTGCGCTCCAGCACCCACCCCACACTTGCACTTTGTGATGATCAATCTTCATTGCGCGCCCGTTGTCGTTGGTCTGAAACCATGCGCTAGCCTCTTCGGACAACCAAACGTCACAATCGATTCTCATGATCAATTCGTCGCCAGTTGAATTGGCAATCAAGCCATCAAGGATTCCAATCGCGCAATCATTCCCTGTCATTCTGCGCTCAGGAGTTGCGTAATTTGCATGCAGAACATCGTTCGGCAATGTCTGCCACTGACTAGGGTCGATCATGATTTTCGCAGTCCATCCAAGATTTATCATCCTTGCCCGGCATGCGTTCGCAATCGGGAAATCATGCTCAGTTGATAGAATAATTGCTGTCATGCTCATGAGCAATGCACTAGGTTGTTTTCTTCCAGCGTTTCTGCCATCGATCTTGCTGACTCTGTTTCGCCAACGCTGACAAGCATTCCGCTAACAAATGACGCGCGCAATAAGATCGGCGCGGTTTCATTTGTTTCTGGATAAACCGGGCAGTCCCGAATCACAAGGTCAGCGGTCAATCCTGTCTGGTGATAAATGTGTGATCCAGCCAAAAATGGGACAAGCCTAACGCTTCCTTGATATGCTTCAAGCTCGGCCAGTTTGTAAAAATACGATCCGTCTTGCGGCGTTGGCCCCGGTATGTAATTTGTTGACATTTTATCCTTGTCGTCAACCACAAGCGTTATGTCTGCGCCAGGTTTAATCGCGCCGTAATCATCCTCAAGGACGTTTACAAAAATCGCTTCTCCAGTTTGTATTGTGAATTTTTCGGGGTTTCCAGATGCATCGAATTGATTGTCGCATACGTGGAAAAACAAAGCATCCTCGGCAAGTCCGGCAGCCATTTGACGTTCGCAAATTTTACCAGCTGAAACAACCACGTAGTAATCACCAGTTCCTGGTACCAATCCAAGGGTGACTTCAAATGGCTTTGGTATATTTATTGGCTGACCGCCGGTCAAAACTGGTTGTCGATCACGTAGGCGTTGCAATGCGCCACGAATTGAGTTCGCCCACTTTGCTGTGATCTGATCGCCTACTTTCACAAGCTCTGGCAATTTAATGTCTGTGTCTCCGTTTCTGATGTTCATTTTTCAATTTTCGTAAAGGAATGTGTCGTGGCCTCCTTCGTCGGAGAGCGACCATTCCAGCGTCGTGCGGTAAAGTTCCCCGGCTTGCGATTGTGTTGCGCTGGTCAGCATCCAGTCTCTGTTTCCATTAGGCTCAGGAGGATTTCCCCGTGGAGTTGAAATTTGCCCGAGCTTGTTGATTTGTGCTGGAGTTAATTGATTTTTTCCTTCAGTTGTTTCGGTCCATGTATAGGTAGATTTTTGATACGTTGTTTGACCTTGTTGAATCCTGATTGCAAATTCAACGCCATCGGCACTGTTCAACTGATCGATATATGCGACTTTTGCATTTGCTTCGTTGTTCAAATACAAAATGTCATCAGTTATATCATAGTTGAGCAAGCCGGAAATAAGCATGCCAAGTAATCTCTTGTCACCATCGATAAGTGCTTTCCATTTCCGATGTTGGCTAAAATCGGCATTTGTAAGTTGTCCGGTAAGCTGATATGTCGGTTTAACTCCTTCTGCCAGTTCATCATTTTCAAATTGCGCAGTCCCGCCAGTTGCGTTGACGTTGAAAGTGATCAAGTCTCCCTCTGATCTGACAAAAGTTACTGTGTCGATTGTGAGAAATTCATCAAAAGGAGAAGGGACGCTTGAATCAACCAATGAAAGCAAATTACCCTTTGCAAAGTTGGCTGACAAATCAGCGAAATCAGACGCTTTTATTACAATTTCATGCGTTGCCGTCCATGCGCCATTTTCCGAGCGAACGATTGAAAGCCCCGGCTGTGCTTTCATCTCGTTAAAATCAAATCCTAGAATTGTTGCTGCCATGATGTTTAGTTGGTAAATTTTGCGCCGGTTGGCTGTCGGCTCCATGCTTCAAGGATGCCCTTTTTGACCGCCTCGCTCATGGTGGAGTCGATTCCTGTTTTGATGCCACGCATGATTTGCCCCTCAATGTTTACTTTTTCAAGTGCGCCGGTGACGCTTGGTTTTACCATTGCGCTGTCGAGTTGCTCGCGAAATGTCGTTCCGCTGGATGTGAAATCGCGGATTGCTGCGCCGACTTTTTTGGCTGATTCTGGTGCTAAAAGCGCGTTTAAGCTTAAATTTTCCGCTGAATAAGCTAAGCCTTTTCCAAGAAAGGTTCCGAGATTGTCGAGTCCGGCTATTACCGATGCCTCCAATCCTGCGATCATCAATTCCCCTGCCGCCGTTCCAAGTGCCGCGAATTTATCATTGTTCCCGGCCATTGAATCGGTGATCGCCGCTCCGATAAATTCTCCTGATTGCGTGAATTTCTCGGTGAGTTGCGGGAGAAAGGTATTTGCCGCATCCAGCGCGTTTTTTAGTCCCACGTTAAATCCTGTGCCAAATGCAACTTGCAGCGATGTCACGTTGTCTTTCATGTTCGACATCTTGCCTTCAGTCGTTGCTGCCAATTGTTCCATCGCTCCGGCAGTAGATTTGAAAACCTCCCGCAATTTTGCCATTGCTTGCTGTTGCGTAAGCGATGCGGTTTCTCCTTTTTTCTGAGATGCCGCCAATGCTTCAAACTCACGCTTTACCGTGCCTGTCATCAAACCGAGTTCCTGCAATCGCGCCACGCTCTCGCCTGCGCTTGTACCGCTTGTGATGGCGTTGAAAAGTCGCCCGATGTGCAATCCCACTTCTTGCAATGGTTGTCCGCTGATCGATGCGGCGTCACCCACCATTCGCAGACCTTCCCCGGTAGCCAGAAGCGTTCCGCCCATCGTTTGCAACAACTTGCTGGTGGCGGCGAGTTCTGCAATTTCAAACGGCGTCGATGCTGCAAACTTGACGATCTCCTCCATGCGGTCTTTTGCCGCACCGGTGCTGCCAAGCAAGGTTTCAAATTGCATCGTTAACGATTCGACGTTCGATGCCGCCTTACTGCTGCTGATGATAAATGCGCCAAGGCCAGCCGCTCCCGCCGCGCCAAGTCCAGCAAGTGCCGTGACCCCGAATTTTGCCGAGTCCGCAAGTTTGTTAAGACCGCTGCGAGCTTGCCCGATGGTCTTTTCCAAATGCGATGCGTTGCCGCGTATATCTACTGTGAAAGCCATGTGATTCCCTCTGTTATGTCGTCGGTGTCAATTTGTTCCTGTTGCTCTGCGATGCGCTCTGATAGCGGTTTTTCAAAGTAGTCCGTGGCGATGATTTTCCGATAGCATTTGACTCCCTTTCGATAAAGCAACGCATGAAACAATCTCGCCTCTTCGTCAATTGGTAGCGCGTTGATTTGCTCTGTTGTCCAGCCATATTCTGACGCGAATAAGTCGATCAAGAAATCTCTGTCGTCGGGAGGGTCGCCTCGGTCTGTTTCTTTCCCTCACCGCCTGTCTCGATCTGTGCCGCCTCCCATCGGTTTACAACTGATTGCACATATTCGCCAATCTCGTTTTCCTCTTCTTCGCTGAGCAGCAATCCGACGTTTGCCATTGCGTCAAAGAAATCGTCATCGGAGCGCATGGCTTTTTTGACTTCGATGTTATCGCTCATAGCAAGTGCCGCGTAACCGTAAATTAAGATCGTGCTGTGAGATTTTCCGCGCCGTTTTTCGTCTGGTAGAAACTCACAAAGCCTTGACCAGATGAAATGCGTTAATGATCGCAGTTCTCTTCCTTGTATTGTTGGTGTATTGTTCATTTTCTGTAGAGTAGTTTTTCAAGTGTAAGAATTGTTTTTTGGTCGTCATCTTTGCCAACGTAAGCCGTTCTGTTTTTGTGCTTTACGGCCGTGTGAGTTGTGCTTTTAATGTCCGCCATAAGTTGACGCCAATTAAGCAAGGCACATTTAACATAGCACAAATCCTCTGTTGGCAGTTTCAAATGAATATCTCGATCCATCCACAAAGTCAAATCGTTAGCCGCAGCTCGATCAAAGTGCCACCATACGCATTCGCCGTGCATGCTCCATCCAAGGCAAGGATGCCCAACTGCGACCAACGTAGCGGCTGCGGCTGTTCCGGCCGTTTTAATGGTGTCGTCGTTTGTATTTTTCGAGCAATACAAATTGCCGCCCTTGGCTTGCCTGGCCATCAACATCATTGCCGTAAATCCTTTTTTGATTTTCGCCAATGTATGATTTTGATTTTTCTCAATCCAGTCAAGATCGTGCCATGCCTTAGCTACGATTTGCGCCGTGTTTCCCGTTGGCGATGCTCCAGCAAATTGCCAGATTATACGGCGTGATTTGATTCCATCGCCAACAACGACCTGCATAGGTGCCGCCTGATGCAATGGAATATCTATCGCAATAATAGTTGCCGCAAGTTGCGGATCGCTGATTTCCGATGTGACGTGTGCTATTGCCGCACCACGAATGGAGCTTAAAGGTGTATTCATTTCGTTGTTGGTAATTAAGCTGTCAGGGTCGGCGAGTATTCGGCTTCAAATGATACTTTGCGGTAGTCTTCATTCGACTGACCAGATTTGACGCTCATAATGATGGTCAGGCCTGCGCTAATTGATCCAATAAGATGATCTGTCGGCACCGTGATCAAAGTAACGACCGCGCTGATGGTGCTAACAAAAGGTGAGCTAGCTGGGATGCTGCCGCCAATGGAAATTTTGCATGTCTCATCGTGAAAGGTAATTCCGGTTCTGTCTCCGCTGATGTTTTTGATCACCTTGTTTTCGCTCTGGTAATCCCAGTCAACTGAATCCGTGATGATTCCAGTCTGTTGAGCTGGAATGCCAAAAACGCCATTTGTCGCACCTAATTGAGTCGCCATGATATTATTGCCACGGTGTCAAATTTTAGGTTGTCTGAAAAACTATGTCGCAATCGAATGAGCATTCCAGGCTGTCATTTTCCCATTGCGGTATGCCGCCATTATTGGCAAAATAATCAATGAAAATTCCGTTTAATTCGGCATTCATTAGGGTTTTGAAATTAGCCGCAAGAATTGTTTCCAGCTCGTTTGTGATGTCGTTGATTTGATCGACCGTCAACGTATCGCCGCTGTGCGCCCTCAGCTTGATTTCAACAGTTCCGCGATATGCTTTTGTCAAAGTGTATGAAATGCGCTCACTGGTCATTGTAACGCCAATAAATGGCAATTCAATTTCTTCAAATTGCTGCGCGTCCACGGTTGGAATTGCTGAGATTTGTGAATTTAGTATATTCACAATTGCGGTTTTAATTGTCTGTGTTGTCATTGTAGTTTTTTCAATCTTGCTTTGATTATTGAGATTGTCCGCTTGTATCCATCGGCAATTGCACCTTGCACGGCTTGCCCATTAGTTCCGGCTTTGCTGTATGCGTAATCAACTTTGTTCGTCAGGTAAATTGTTGAATTGAGTCCTCCTTTTCGGACAAATGCCGATGAGCCTTTGTTGGAGTTTACATGCCGACGGATCCACGGCGCAATTCCTTTTATGCGTCTGGAGATTCCCTTTGCGGTTTTAAGCAATGGCGAATCGATGCTCTCACCCGCCGCGATCCATCCAGCTTTTGCTATTCCGGCATTTGCCTGTTTTTTCTTGGCTTCAGTTAATACTTCAGGCCTGACAAATGGTTTCCTTTTTGGCTGTATTTTGTTAGGAGCGCGCACGGTCACTGCCCCATTTTTGTTTCTGTATCGTGCATGCACATCACTGACATCGCCTGGCGCGCCTTTATAAGTAGCGTATCGTGCCGCCTTGCTGACTTGCTTGAGGATGTTAAGCTCAAATTTGTCGCCTTGTTTTTTGTTCAGTCCCCAAGGCTGAACTTTTCTTGCTAGTTCTTTTGCGACCGATTGGCCAATGATCGCCACGGTTTCAGCAACAGCAATTCCTGACCTAGAAGCAAATTTTTTCAATTCTGATTCCAGTTTTCTGCGTTGCGCGGGTGATATTCTGACCTCAATCATTTTTCGTTTGGATCAGTTAGTGTAAAATTGATTCCAACAGTCCCGACATCAACGCTTGAGACGCGATACGACAAGCCGTCAACTGTGCATCGTTTATTGAGCATCAGAAGCGGCGTGATGACGTTTGCTGGCTGCGCCGTGACCGTTCCCCTTATTTGCGGTTCAAGGCCGCCAAATTCGCCATCTACGCTCTTGCTGAAAAGATTGTTTACTACGTTAAAAGTCTGACCATTGCAGACCATAGAAACAATTCCCATGGCCGTATCGCACTCGTCATTGTGCGACAACATGAAATCATCAACAAGGCTCATGCTTTTTGCGTGGTGTCAACAAAAAGCCTCGCACCGTTTCCAGTGCGAGGCCAGTATGACACAAACAAGAATCAGCCCAACAAAATTGCAGCGTGGGCAGGTTTTGCGGCGACCCAGCCCCAGAGAGCATGGATACGATACAGAACCATGCCGTCACCAGGATAAACGCGTAGGTCAAAGCTGATACCGGTTCGCGGGTCGGTGATGATCTCGTTGTCGATTGCCAGGTCACCTTGCGAAGGGAACATTGGCAGGCGAGTAGCAAGAATCAAAGCGTCCGAGCTGAATGCAATGTTGCGCGCGCTCGTCGCGTTGACGGTCACTGAGGCATTGTCAGCAACTGCGGTAACGAGTCCCGGAGTGTTGATTACAACTACGTTAGAAGCAAGCGCGGTAGCAACTACGTATTTGTTCGATGCAATGGTGATGATGTCACCAGCAAGGATCGTGCCGGTGCCAGTGTCAAGCGTTAGCGATGTGGATCCGATGGCGTATCCTGAAGCATTGTTGATCAGGTAGCCTGAGCCAGTTCCGGCTGTAGCATCATTGATCTGCGCCGATTCACGAACGCTGAATCCTTGCAGGTTCAGAAGTTCACCATCGCGCAGCGTCATGGTATTACCGGCTTCGTTGGCTTTGGTCAATTGACCAAGCGTGCGAAGTGCAGCTCCGGCGCTTGTGTTGATCACAAGTGAGCGGCTCGATGTAGGCGCGCCGTTGTCATCAAGAATTTTGCGCACTTGCGCGGAGTCTCCAAGGTTTGATGCGAATGGAGTCGTGGCAGAGGTTCCGTATGCACGGGACGCGCCGAGAGCCAATGCATCACAAACATCGTTCTCCATCTCGTTGACCAGAGCGCGGAACGCTTGTGCAATTTGATTTTGCTCGATGGTCAAAAAGCCCGGGCCTTGATCCATTGCGTAGATTTCTTCACCAGTCCAAGAAAAGCCAGCATATTTGTTTTTGCTGAGAGTCAAAGCGGCATTGCCAATAGTTTGATCAATCGCACTAGGAACAGCCATTGAGGGCGTATAGCTCGATGTCGTGTTGGTTGGAGCTTGCGGAATGCGCAGCGTTTGGTTCGATGCAATCCGATCAGTCTTAGCGTCACGAGTTACGCCGGGCAATGCGCCGACAAGTTCGCGAGAAACTACGTCCAGAGCGGCGTAGACATTAGGAATCAGGTTGGTAAGGGTGTTAGCCATGATATTTAGTTTTCAGTTGAAGTCCCGCCATTAGCGCGGAAAAGTTGTTGTTGTTCGGGTGTTAGTTTCAGAAGTTCTGCAATCGGCATGATTAGAATTTGATCTAGTGTTTTTTGCACGTTTTCAGATTCATCATCAGGTTCGAGTTCTTGAATTTTTTTTGGTCTTGCCATAAAAGCGTTAAACAATTTTGCCGCCGTTTTTGCAGAAATCGGATTTTTGCTTGGCGTTAAGTTGGTTAAATTCTGCGCGGGTTTTGGTGTTGGTTGATTCCGATTCGTTTGGATCAACTGCCAGCGGAGCAAGTCCGGCTTGTGCGGCGATTTCAATTGCGCGTGCATTTGCCGAAACTTCAGCATCAGCCACCGATTGATTCAATGTTGCAATTAGCGTTTGCGCTTCTGCAAGCTGCAATTCAATTGTTTGCCGTTCTTCCTGCATTGTTGCAACAATAGCATTAAGTGAATTGATCGTTTGCGCATGCGCGACAACTGCCAATTGTGATTCTGCAAATTCGTGTTGCAATGCAGATAAATCACTTTCCAAAGAAACGATGTTACCTTGCGCCAATTCCAAATCTTTTTTACTAGCAAACATGCTCATGTTTAAGTTGTGGTGTCAAATTTCAGTCTTTAATTTTATCGATCAATCCGAGTTGCAATGCTTTTTCTCCGTAATACCAGCCAGCTTTAAAAACCTCTTCAACAACTGATCTTTGCGATTTTACAAAGCTGTTAAAGATTTCTCCGTGTTGATTTACGGTATCTTGCAAAAATGCAATTTGCTCATCGTTTGGTGCAGTGTGAAATGTTGATTTCAGAGTTGCGCCATTGTTGTAAATTGCCTTTTCTTCGATCCCCATTTGCTGGTCGTATTTAGTGTAATCATCCCACGTCATAATTGCGCCTATATTGCCAATTTGCGCGGTTTCAGTTGCTTCGATATAGTTTGTCGCGCAGGCAAGCATATAAGCTGCTGAACAAGCGCAGGATGTCACCATTGAGGCCGTTGGAATTGTCAGCCTGGAAATATACCGCGATAGCTCGATCGCTCCGTTTACGCTTCCGCCGCCGCTATTGACATTAAACTGAATTGCTTGCGCTCCGGCAAGAATTGCACTTTCAATTTCTGATTTGATTGTTTCGTAACTTGTGATAAGGCCCATTTTTTCGTAAATTTTAGGCATGCCATTTGTCAAAAGTCCTTGTATTGAAATTGTTGCAATTCCATTTTCAATCATGATTTCAGGCCGTTCCACGTAAAAATCATCATATTCGTGCATGTCCATATTGGCATGCGCCGCTTTATGAATTTGCTTTGCATCACAAGCAAATATTTGCTGCGTAACCAAATAGTTTAATAGTTCGTTTTGCATATTTTTTTTAGATTATACTTCCACGGCCGCGACCATAACCAAAACGGATGCAGTGTTTGCTTTTGCGTAAAGAGTCGCCGAGGATGGCGTAAATAGACATGAGAGACCGGCTAGCAATTTGATTTTGAACACGGTCAATCCAGAGTCACCGCCGAGCTCGATATAATTAATTGCATCGAGGTTTTTGATCATGACCTGCTGCGGCGCTCCTGTGATGTCGCCAAATGTCACCAGCTCTGCGGTCGTGCCGATGTTCTGCGTGTTTTGCATCATGTCGCTTCCGACCATGTCCGCGACCATGTTTGACGATTGATTGATGATTGCGCCGTTTTTCACGGCTTTCAAATTGCATGCAAATGTTACTTCGTTCGCCATATTATTGTGCTGCTGGTTGTTGTGTTTCGTTTGGTGTCAACATTGCCATTTCTCGATCTTCAATTCTGATTCCGAGGTTTGATTCGTTGACTGCTTTTTGCTTTGTTTTTTGTTCCACCAAATAAGCTATGCGCTCGTTTAGGTGTTCATCAGTAGATTTTCCAAGATAGCCAAGCACATCCTGAGGATTTAAGAATCCGCTTTTCCACATTTCAATCAATTCTTTCGAGACTCGGCCATCGTCGATTGTGATTTTTTTAGGATATGTAAATTTCCATTTATACCAGTTTTCAGCAATTGGCAGCCTGCCAAGATTGACAAATTTTGCCGTGACGTAATTGATAATACGGTTTGCCGCGTATTCCAGCAGGTCTTGCCGATCCTCGACCGCACGTTGCGCCCTACCGAGATCCGCGCGCTCCGCAGTTCCTTGCCCGGTTGCGTGCCATACCATCGAATATGGCCAGTTGATACCGGCCAGAGCTTTGCGGTAAATCCGATTTTGAAACGATTCCCACATATCGCCAGGACGATCATTTTTTATTGTTTCTAGTTTGCCGCCGCTTTTTGCTGCGAAATACTTAACCTGACCGCCTTGATACGTTTCGGTTATGATTCCTCGCTCTGGGGTCGTCGCGTCGCCATTGATCACGTTTTGATTGTCATCGATGTCTGGTAATCCAGTTTCGTTTGTCTCAATCATCGCGATGGATGAAAGCATGAGCTGCGCATAACGTTCCCATTCGTGTGATTGCAAGGAGTCGCGCAGGTCGTTTAGCGCGTGCGTAAATGCTGGCAATCCTCGGCCTTGCTCTTGCCATGACGGATCGAAAATGTGAATTACATTTTGCGAATCCAAGTATTGCAACAACTCGCCTCTTTGATCATTGAAACAATAAGCCAAGGGGGCGCCGTTTGAGTAAATGATTCCGTCAATTAGGTTCTTGCCTTTGTGAGTTCCGCTTGTGATCTTTCCATCAGGCATGCCGTTTGGGTTGGCAATTCGATGGCTTGGTATTTGCTGAATCTTAGGATAATCGTTATCGGTTTTGGTAAGCAAAATAAATGCTTCGCCGTCCCGATCCACCGCGCAAGAAGTTGTGTAAAGGTTTGTTTGAAACGTGTTTTGACCGCCTCGGACGTCGCAGATTTTATACCATTCATCATTGATTAGATTTTCAGCTTGTCTGGCAAATTCTCGATCAGTTGATTTTGATTGCGCCTGCCATGAGCGTCCGACCGAATACATGGCTTTTTGCTGAATTGCTCCAAGCAAAATGCCTTCGTTCAAGTATAGCCTGCGAGAAAATGAAACAAGCGTTTTTCTATCGCGCGCAGGCACAAGTTCGCCGATGTCGCGCATTGGCGTAGGCTGCCATGGCCTCGATGTCGTTTGCGTGATCGCTCCTTGCGCTTGTTTGTAACTATTCCCGAATTGATCAACAATCATAGTTTTGCATGGTTCCTATTGTTTTTGA